TATTATATCTATTTTGAGCTGTTATTAAAGAAGGAGCTTCAAATTGAAATATTCCTCTTCCAGGGCCTCCACCAATTTGTTTTTGTAAAGGATCCATTGTATGAGCAGATTCATGATATCCAATAGTATCTGCCATATTACCCCACAAATCTCTAGTGCCACCACGAGTATTAACTAAATAGTCTAATGAATTATCTAGGTCTAATACATCACTTTTTTTAGGCTTATTTTTAGGCTTATCTGCAGGTTTAACTACAGGTAAAGGAGTATTAAGTAGTATATTTGAAATATGAGATTTAGTTGGTATGTTATTATAATCAGGAATTATTCCTTGATTTCCATCTAAATAACCTGAAAAATTAAAACCAGTTGAAGGAGGTAATTGTCCAGTATTTTCCTGATAATATAGTTTACCCCCATTTTGTCTATTTGTTCTATAAAGAAAATTACCTTGTTGAGGTATAGAATCTGTAGGTAATAAATTTGAGTATTGCCCAGGAGTCATATGATACTCATGCTTAGGAGTAATTAATCTTACTCTATTTTCGTATTGTTTATAGTTATTTTGAACTGGATTTGACGCTGTTGTAATTGAAGGAGATTTTGATATATTTCTAGGAAATGTCTTTTTAAAATTGTTATTAGTTTGAATTGATGCTTTAGCTAATAAATCTCCAGGGTCATTAGGGTCTACATATAATGTAGGAAGTTTACCAATATCTTCTTGGTAGTATAGTTTACCGCCAAACTTTTTTTTAGGTACATACTGCAACTGGTTTTCTCCAAAGTATCCTTCTGGATTATAGGTAACATTGTAATTGTTATAAACTTCTGGGTTTAACTGATAACCATACATAGCCTCCATCCAAGCAGAAGGATGTGATTTAGGTTTTAACCATATACCATCATTACCTACACTAAATCCATGATAAGTACCATCTTCTTGTAAAGGAAAATATTCAGTATCTTTTACATCTAAAAAAGATTTAGGAGAACCTGAAGCTTCCCACATTCCTCTTAAATTATAATTAGAATCTGAAGATCTTAAATTATCAGGAAGAGTATTTACAAAGTTTTCAAATTCTCCACCATTTTGAAAGTTTAGATTACCTCCATCTTGATAATAAGTGGGATTCATACCTAATGCCTTTCTGAAAGACATTTCTCCAGGATAGTCAGATTCCTTTTTCCTTCTAACAGGTTTTTTGATTCTCCGTTTAGCCATTAATGATAACTCATTGTAATGTTAGTATTAAAATCATTAAGCCTAAAGTACCTATTGTTTTGGTTATTATAGAATATCTTAATCTTAACATAGACATCTCTAAGAAATGGCTTAATGGGTAGAGGACTACTAAAGTCCCTAATAGCATTGATTCTCCAAGTTCTTTCTCTTCTCACAACATTTTGTTGAGGTGTTAATAACAATAGAGATGAATCAGTAGTTTGATAATCGTTATACAAAAGGATACCACTTATGGTTTCCAAAGGGATATCTATACCATTACTATCAAAAACTTCTGACCAGAACTCTAATGTATCTATACGAAATGTAACAACTTTAGTTGCATCTGGGAAGTTAAGAATAAACTCTGCCTCAGCTATAGAAGGATTTTGTCCATAGAACTGACCATAGTTTCCTTCATTATGTAAATACACAGAGTTACTGGTATCAAAGGGATTTGATGATAATAACCTTTTACCTGTTGGTAAATATAATGGAGGAGTAAAGGAATAAAAAGATTCAAATGCTTGCAACATTTCATTGAAAGCAATAGTGAATTTATAAACTATTGGAGTCTTTTGCAGTAGAGGTGTAATGGATCCAGTTACTAATGATACAGTTAATTGTGTAGTAGTAATATCTTCTACCTTGTAAACATTAGAGTCAATATAAAATATATCTCCTGGTGTTAATACAGATAACTCTGAAGGAGTGTAATTGTTTAAAATATACTTAGTAGGGCTACCTGCTACTACAGTTACTGAAGAAAAGCCAATTGCAAACTTATTCATAAAGGTCATATAGACCTTATTGTACTTAGTATCATAGGCACCATGTATTCCTGTGTTTAGTAATACTTGGTCAGAATCTAATATAAGTCCTTGTAGTTTCTTTCTAAAGAAAGCTGATAGTCCTTTTACATCAGATATATTTTCTAAACCTTGACTTACTCTAAAGAACTTTTTAGTTCTAGCATCAAAAGAATAAATAGCAGCTGGGCCTGTAACTACACTATGCTGATGAAAAGACCCATAGTCTTTACTTAAATAGTCATACCTAGCAAGTACATTACCTGTACCTACTTGATAAACAGCACCAGTACCAGCATCAGGTACAGCAGTATTTTCTTGAGAACTTACTTGAGCAATAGCTCTACTTTGGAAAGCTATAATTGCTTCCTTAAGATTAGTAATTTTATTAATCTCTCCGTAGTTACCTTCTAAAGCTAAGTAGTTATTAATCAAATATCTTCTCCAGTTATCCTCAATCTCCCTGTCAAATTTCTCTTCTGATACCCATACCCAGTTAGGTTGGTCTTCATCAGTATCAAAATTAAAAGGTTTTGGAGAATATACTTTTAAGTTATTGTCTTGAGAGTAAGCTCTATTGTAAGTATATTCATCTACTAGGAATTTAGCAAAGTCTTCACCTGCAGCTCCTAGAGTTACGTTCTTAATTCCATTGTTTTGAGATGTAAACACTTGACTATTATTCCAATATAAACCATCTCTGTACTCAGTATTAATAGTTGTTTCAGCAGGAAAAGCTATAGCTAATGCTGACATAGAAGTAGCTACAGGGTTATAAGCTTCACCTAAACCTGAAGGAGAAGCAAATGGAATTCCATAAGATTCTTTCCAATGAAAGAAAGATAAAGTTGTACTATAGTAAGAACAATATATATCTCCACCATATACATCAATAGCTTGTGAATTAGCTAATATACTTTTAGGGAAAAAATCAGAAGCACCAATGTAAGCATTATTATATCTTGAAGCTCTCCAAGGCCCACCATATTGCCCAAAGTTATATCTACATAAAGATACAACTCTATAGGCTGCATCTTTAGTTGATTCTGTAGGATTATCTATATGACTACCTGCATTAGCAGCATCTATCTGATTACAAATACCATTAAAATCACAGAATAAAGATTTAGATGCAAATCCTGATAATTGCCAATCAATGCCAGTAGAATCTGTTTCACTAAAAGGTAAAGTATAAATAGAAATATGATGATAATCTTTACTAGCCATTTTAGCTGGAGAAAAACTAGAAGGTATAATTCCTTCTATATCTACCTCTTGCTGATTTAAAATATTAACAATATTTCTTCCTCTACCATCTATTCCCCCAATATTAGCTACTTTTTTATACTTAACTAAGTAAGCAGCAGCTTGTCTAGCTGCTCCGTCAATATAATCTGCCCAATAGCAAACACCTTGGTTAAAAAATTCTCTTGCCCCTGAAGATACTCCAGTATAATATGTATCTGCGTCTGGAAGAGTAAGAGTATTAGGAGTAAAAATATAATTTTGAATTAACTTAACATGCGAAGCATCACCTACAGCATATTCTCCAAAATCAAATTCTGGAAACTTAATTATACCTAAGTTGTTTTCTCTTAATACTATGGCTGCTGCTGTTCCAGAATTAGCTCCATGATGTGCAGGTGCAGCTCCAGTACCTCCAGCCCAGGTTTCTCCTAAGCTAAAATCATTATTAATAAATAGTAAAGGTAAATCATCACTATCAGGAACTGCATCATCTGTATCAGAATTACTAAATGATAATAAATGCAAACAATCAGTAGTAACACCTGTACCTGCTAGTTTTATTCTACTATCTAGTAGTCCAAATATAGCACCAGTTCCAAATCTAGTTTTATCTTTGTTTTGTCTTTGTACTCTAACTATTCTAATGCCTGTAATATTTGCAGGAAGATTGTTGAAAGTAAATTCAACACCCATAGACCTAGTTAGAATTCTTTTATCAGTACCATCATCTTCATAAGTAGATAAATCTGCATAGTCACTACCACTTATAATACCTTCCCAAGGCTCAGGAATTCTAATATCTGCTATCCAATTAACAAAAGACTCTTGCCCTTTGTCATTGTAAAATACTACACCAAATCTATAAATTTCTCCTCTTGAGTATCCATCATAGATTGTAGATTTAAGAGGATTTTTATATCCTCCCCAACCTTGTATAGGATGATAAAATCCATCTAAAGCTGGTGTACCAAAGTTGACAGTACCTGCACTTGTAACTAAATTGTCTACAAATGGAGCATTTGTCATATTGTAGTTCTTCAAGTTAAAAGTAGTAGAGTCTAAGTAAGGGTAAACCATTTGGCTATCCCCTCTTAAGTCATGGAAAGTAAACTTGTAAGATACATTAGGGCCTTCACCACCTATTGTAGTACCATTAGTTTGATACTTATATTGGTAGTTAGTTAACCAATCATCATAATCTTGTGTAGGTAGTAATCCATAGATTTGTCCTGATTCATCATTATAAGCATTTACAGCATCTTCATCATCAGGTAAAGTATATAAAGATCCTGCAGGTAATAAATCAGCAGGAACATAATCTACAGAAGCTCCACTTCTAGAATATAATCTAGCAACTTGAGTATTATCAAACCTATAAGCTCTAGAATCATAATTAACTTCAAAGCTGGTAGTTCTAGTATTAGCTGGATATAATCTGTTTTTCTTTTGAGTAAATGTTTTTACTCTATCAAAGAAAATCAAAGGGTTAACAAACTCTTCAACTGATATAGCTATTTTATCTTCTCCACCACTAATTACAAACTCCATAGTTTCACCATCAATAGGCAAATCATAGACATAATTAATGATAGGTACATCTTCAACTGAATACTCAATTAAAACTATCTTGATAAAATCATACCTTAAATCTATATGGCTAATTGATATAGCTATAGATTTACCTGAAGGAGTTTCTACAGGTGCACCTTGGTATTCAAAATAAGGCCCATTAAGATTAGAATCTGTAATAGGAACTAATGTGCTAGTAGGACTATATGCAGTTACAGCACCATCTTTACTATAAAGCTGATATGCAAACTGATAAGTACCTACTACTAATAAACCACCTTCAAGAACATTTTCTATGATAGGTGTGCTCATATCTACAGAAGGTTTCCAATCTAAAAGACCCACAGGAATAGCAGGACATTGGGGATTATAGATATTAAGAGCACGAGGATGGTTATAATCATCAGTCCAATAAAATGTACCACGGAGAGAAGATTCTCTCCTACCAAGTGCTTCACGATATACTTCATTAGCTAGTGAAAAGTTTAGTATGTTGTTGTACCTAAGATGTGTAGCAGCTACTAATGATGTACCTGATAATCCTATAACTGTATTGGTAGCATCATTGTATTGTAATACCCACACTTGACCTGCAGTATTAGAAGGTGTAGCAGAGGTATTAGTTCTGCTAGTAGTTAGTAAGATAATCTCTTCTTCTAAAGTACCCCAGCCAATAATAGATAAATTAGTCTGGGCAGCTACTACAGTAGTAACTGTTAAGTCATTACCAAGAGTTACAGATACATTAGGGTTTAAAGAATAACCTTGAATAAGTACTTCTTGGGTGTTATAGTACACTCCATATTCTCCAGCAGCTATATCAGCAGCAATAGTAGCATCAGCTATAATCTGAGAATAAATATCAAATGAATCTGATATAGATGATAAAGATATAACTACTGCTGTACCATTAATAGTTAAGGTAGTAGCACCTGGAAGGCCTACAGGAGTAAACTTAATAGAGAATAGTGGCTGAATGTTAGGTATAGTGAACTGAAGTTTATTACCTTTATGATTAGATATAATACCACTAGACTCACCAGTATCAGTAATTAAATCAATATCTAAAGCACTATATAAATGCTCATTATCATTTTTAGCTATAGCCAAATCTTGGCTAAGACCTTTAATATATGAACTGGTTAATCTTGGCATAATTAATAAGCTAGTCTGCTACTAAATCCTCCTAGTGTACTAATTCTAGGATGGTTATATCTTTCTTCAGGTCTTTGTAGATTACCAAAGAATCTCTTATGTTCAAAGAACTTAGGAATTGTTCTAAGTCTTTGGTTTTTATAAGATTCCCATTCATCTAAGCTCTTAGGCATTTTACCTTCGTTTTTAGCCTTTTGGTAATACAAAGACAAGTATCCTTTAAACTCTTCATATTTATCTCTGGTATATTTATCAGTTAAGTATAGCTGGAAAGCTATCTTATTACCCATATACCAAGTAACATAGTTAATAACAGATTGATTATCTGGAATCATAGGAAGACCATTTTCATCTGTAGGTACAGCTCTGTAAGCCATAGCTACTTTACCAGTCTTAAATGATGTAAAGATATAGTTGTTATTAACAGTATAAGTAAGGTCTGAATTAACTCTAAAGTCAATGTCAGTCCCATGATAAGCTTTATAAAAAGTGCTAGTATCCCATCTCATAGGAAGGAAAGTATAGCACTTTTGTTTTGGGTCACATTCATGATTGCACATATCTTGAGAGCAAACCAAAGAGTTACATAATCCACTACCATCACCAATAGTACATGACTGGTCAGTATTGTAATCTACATATACTACACCAGATACTATAGCTTTGCTAGTACTAGGCTCTACTTCTACAGCACACGCAGTTTGTGTAATAGAAAATAAATCACAGGGTAATTTACCTCTGCCATCTTCAATGTAGATAAAATCTTTATGGCCTAAATCTTTATTGCCATCTGTAACTTTATCAACATAAAAGCAAGGGACTTTAAGTTCTCTTAAAGATTCCCCTAACCATTCTAATACATCGTTATACTGTAAAGTATAATCCCATGCAAAATCTCTGTACATTTTATCAATGACAGAGCTAGATGAAACTAATAGCCCATTATACATTTTATATTAATTTTCTAGCTAATTCAGCTAATTTTTTAAGATTCATGGATTTTTCTTCCATCATCATATCTTCAGGCATAGAGTCAGAAGCTTGTGCAAAAGTTTCAATAGATTTACCACCCATGTAGTATTCCTCTTTATTTTCTGACATTTCTTTGACATCTTTAAATACAAGATACCCACCATCTTTTAGCTCATAAGCACAGATATGAGTAACCTTGTTTCCTGATTTCTCAGTTTTTTCTACTTTAGAGTTGTAGTAACATTCGTTAATGTGTGACATAGTTTAATAGTTTATTTCAAAATAGTCTACATCTAAACCAGTTTTTAGAATATAAGACAGTTCTCTGTCTACTTTTCTAACAGGTTTAAATCTATATACGGATTTATTTGGTAAAAGTTGTTTTCTTTTGTCCCAAATAAACTTATAAAGGTAACCTTTAGAATGTTTATTTAGGTGATATACTTTTCTTTTTTCTTCTTTAGCTTCAGGATCACTTCTCCAAAGCTTTAAGGTATTACCCCAATCAATCCTAATGTGGCTCTTTCTAATATCAAGATCTCCATTAGGCTTGAACTTAATCTTTGGTTTATACTTCTTTACATATAAGTCACCTAATCTAGGTAAAGATATGATATAAGAGCTGTATAACACTTTATGAACAATCTGTTCAATAACACCTTTATTAGTAGAAGAGGAAAAAAGAAAATCTCTAAAAGTTTCATAAGGCACAGGATTATCATTGGACTCTTTATAAAAATTATAAATGTCCTTTGTAATAAAATCTTTCTTGATTACAGCTTTGCCTCTCTTAGTCATCGTTGATTAGGTTGTCCTCCACCACCAGGAGGTATTGGATCAATTCTATTTTCTTGATTATCATTCATTACATCTTCAGGATTAGAATACTTAATCTTGAAGTCTGTGTTTAGAATATCTTGTTTACAATAATCCCATAGTCTTTCTTCTAATGGAAACTCCATATCAGGATTCCAACAAGGTTTATTCTCACAAGATATAAATTTAGCAGCATCTCTAGGATCTCTAAAGATGCCTCTAATAGTTACTTTCTCAATAAGAGGGTAATGTACCTTATCTTTAGAGATAAAGTACATATACCCATTATATAGAAAAGCACCTACAGCGTTGTAATTATATCTGCCATTGCCAAAGAATTCTGCTCTTCTGTATGGAATAACATTGAAAGGTAACCCAATAATACCTACTGGAGATACCTTATCAACAAGTTCACCATCTGATAAGCTTAAGAAAGAGGGAAGCTTATTAACAGTTCTTAGAATCAGACAGTCAGTGACAGTATCACAACACTCTGCTTGGTCTACTAATTGTACAGGAACACAGCTTAGTGATTGATAATATACATTAGGAATGGTTTTGTTAAACTTGTTGTAAGTATTCTCAAACCATTTAACTCTCTTATTAATGATAAACTCATCAATAAGACGATAATCTAGCTTACTGTCATCAGTATACTGATTGACAAGTTCTAGCAATTCAAATCTAAGCTGGTTTAGTGATTTCATTAGATATGTACTAATAGATTAGCTGCTAGTCCTTTATTTTTTGTAAAAATATAACTTTCAGCAGTTTTAGGTACACCAACATAACCTTGCTCATATTCCCACCTTCCTAAATCAGATAAACATCTTAGGAATGAAATAGTGCATCCTCTTAAGTCATGTGATGTTCTAGATTGAAATGTTTCTTTGTGGTGAACATCTCCACAGAAATGATGAATGTAATCAACCTCTGGCATGATATTCTTGTTTTCAATCATGATAGTTGCAGGAAGGTCTTTAATGTAATTCTTTTCTTTATCTCCATGGCTAAAACCTAATAGGTTAGAGCCATAAGTGATATACTTCCTAGATGTAGTAGTATCATCAATACATACTGCACCATCTTTTTCATAGGTAGCTTTTAGCATTTGACCTAAGTAGAAAAGCTTATCAGCATCATGGTTACTCATAACCATTACTACATATACATTGCAGTAGTTAGCTGCTTTGTCAATACACCTTCTAATAGTTTTATAGCCTTCCATAAAGCTCTTTTTCCAAAATGGATTAGACTCTTGTGGAGTGCCTTTTAGTGTAGTGTTCCTAGCATCATTGGCATTGAAGAAATCATTGCCCACAGGAAATATAATCATCTCTGGATTATATACTAAGCTTTGGCTAAGTAGTTTATCAAAAGCATCTTCAAAGATATCACAATTGGTTTCTACAGAACCTGAAGGGTTAGTTTCATCAATAAGTACTATCTTATCAATGTGAGCATCATATAGGTTAATAACTGCTATACTATCACCATGATTCCTTTTAATGATAGGCTTGTGTACAGGCATTTCATATTGCTCTAGTACATCTCTAAATTCTGCAAGCAGTTCTTGAGGGTTACTGTACCATTCATTTTTAGTATCAACACTAAATCTATTCTCTCCCTTAAAGTTTTGCCAGAATTTTACTTTCTTAACATCACTAAGTTTTAAGTTATTAGTAGTTAAAAAAGAATTAAACTCTGCTGTATCATTGTTAGGGGCTACTGCAGATTCTTCTTTAATCTGTTTAACAGCTTCCACTACATCTTCTAGATTAACCTTGTATCTAGTAGCAAACCTTTTGTGGTCATAGTTTCTAATGTAACTAGGATAGAGGCTTAATTGTTTTTTGATTTCTTCTATAGTCATAGCAAATGATTTAAGTTTACAAATATTTACATTAATTAGTGACAATAACAACAGTAAGGACTGTAATTATTACTCCACTTGCTATAGTACCTACTTTAGTCCAGAACCTATGTCTTTTAACTTTTTTAGTTAATTCAATGTTTTCTTGCACTAGTAAATGATTGATTTTCTTATGCTTATCTATTTGATTAGTTAAGTTACTATTCTGATTTTCTAAGTTACCAACAACAGCTTGGTAATAACTTAATGAAGTGTCACAGATATTAAGAGCTACTTCCATAGAATCAATAATCTGAGTTTTACCCTCAGATAATTCTATTTCATAGATAATATTTTTAAGCTGTGGAAAAGTGATACATACTACTGTATCATTCCCCAGCTTTACTTCTTTTGGATAAGAATTTTGAGAGATACTCAACTGACTTATCATTAGGAAGAAGCTTAACAGAATCAGCTTTGGCATAAAGTTTCTTTTTTAAGGTTTTAATCTGGGTTTTCTTTTCTTCTAGTTCTTCTAAAGATTCTGCTAAAGAAATGCTAAGGCTGTCTTTTTCTAACTTTAACATTTTTAATTCCTTTTGGTAAACACTTATAGAATCTTCATAGCTTTTAATTTTTTGATCTCTATCACTCACTTTTACATTTTCATGAATGTATAAACCACAAGCTACTGAAACAGCTATAAAAAGAACAACTATCATAACAATAAAATAAGCTTTCACAGATTATTAGTTAAATAAAGCAGCTATCCAAGAAGTGCTATCTTCATAAGAAACACCTTCTATAGATACAGATACATCAAACAGAAGAACACCTTTATCTGTGCCAATTAAAAATTGAGTGTTGTTTAGCTCTAAGCTATTTACAGGCTCTTGACCTTCTTCAGCAATAAAAGACTCAAAAGAATACTCGGTATTCTTAAAAATAAATCCTGTAGCAGTTTTAGTAATATTAAGCATGGATTTCAAGTTTTACAAGGTTTACAGCAGCAGTTCCTGCTAATGTTAAATTACAAGCAAATATAAGGTAGTTATCAACTGCAGGATTAAATGCAGCAGTATTAATACCAGTAGTGCTTTGAGTATATTCTGAACTAGCAAGTTGTACTGGATTAGGACTAAATCTTAAAGTATTGCCTGATACTGCATATACACTAGTAGCACCAATAGATACAGTAGCTGTTAGATTGCCAGCAGTTCTAAGTAAATTAGCACCTACTAATGAGTTAGTAGTATTGGTATATACTTGAATTTGAACAGCTGTTCCACCACTTAATCTAGAGTATGCCCAGTATAAATCAATAAAGTTACCATCTGCTAAAGTATTAGCAGGTATTAATATAGATTGTGAAATACCTACACCTGGGCCTGTTACTACTGTACCATCAGTAGCAATAGTAGTTCCAGAAGGTTTAGCTAAATTAAAAAGAGTTGTAATATCTTCAACAACTCTATTAAAGTTTTCAACCCTTACAATACCTGCATTCTGAATATTCTTAGGTGCAGGATCATTGAAGGTTATTTTTTTAGATACTTGAGTAGCCATTTAATTTTTTATATAGTTTATATAGTTATACGAAATTAATCAAAATAAGTTACTTACCTTGACCATTATATTTTTTAGGTCTTTGTTCCCTAGGGCCAAATTTTCTTTTAGCCTTGCCAGATTTTCTAGCTCCAAAGGATACTTTCTGTGAATTTGATTTAGTTACTTTTGCCATGGTTTCAATGATTATTATTTAACATTTCCAGAATCATTTCTTTGATAGCTTTTTCAGCTCTCGGATCTACATCAGCTTTTCTCCCTGGACATATTTCTCTATGTGTAGTTATCCTGTCAATCCCAAAGTTGTAAAGTTTCATTTTAGCCACACACCATTCAGCAACACTATTAATCTCATCTTCATTTAACAAACGCTTACCAGTATTGCCAGTTACCGCTATACCCAACAAAAAGTTGTTGCAATGTTGCTTACCTTTAAAAGAAGATACACCAGCATGCCATGCCCTTTTATTGTCAGGAACTAATATAGTTCTGTTGCCATCAGTATTTACTAAACAATGATATGACACCTTGCTTTTTGGAGATAAAATCCAAGATTCTGTACCCACAAAATTACCTGCAGAGTGATGCAATACAATCCCAGTAGGTTGTAGCACTCTAGATTTATTAGGAGATTCTTTAAAAACTTCTGTGTAGTTCATAATAATTAAATATAAGGTACTATGTATCTATTATCCCAGGCTACATTAGGTACTTGCATTACTTAATACCCTTTGTGGTTAAGAGATTAATTACAGACTTAAATATAGAGTAACCAAAAAGCTTTTCCCAATGCTCATCAAGTGATTTAACTTCAGCAGTAGCTATAAGTGCTGATACTAACTGTACAGCAGGAACATGTGGACTAAAAGTATTTTCAATAAAGTATGCTCCTTTGATAGCCATAGGATAAACACAGAACTTAATAACAGTTCTCCAAAGTTTTCTGCTTTCAATATTGTTTATACCTCCAGGCTGTCTAACTGCAATTATAATAGCAACTACCATATCAAGCACTACAATAAAGCCTATTGCAGTGATGTACTTATCAACTGGTGCAAAAAATGCAACAGTATAAGCTAAAATTCCTATAAAAGTAGAATGTATCCACTCAATAACAGGTCTAGTCCATGTGTATATTAAATGATTCATATTAATATGTCTTATTTAAAATAAATATATCACTATAAATATTGTTTCCTATAGAAGCATTTTGCCATTGAGCTGTTACATCTATTGCATTAGGAATTGTTGTATCAAATGTTGTATTATTCACCACATTAAATCCAAATCCCTGAACAGAACCATTGCTAGTTTTTGTATAATGAAACGAACCTAAACTTACAATTGATGCTACTCCAGCAGATCCTAGAGCTCTAATAGTAAAATCAATATTTAAAGACCATACATCATTTATAACACTACTTCCCAGATTCTGTAGACCACTATCTAAAAGGACAATAGGCCCTGAATCAACTCTGATTGTAATATTTTCATTATTATTAGCATTCATTACACCACCAAGCACAGCTCTAAAACTATCTCCTACTTTAAATCCATTAGCAGGAACAGTTAATGAACCTACACCACCATTAATAAGACTACTTTCTACAGTAGTATTAGTGATTATAGTACTATTTGCTGTTTGAGCAAAAAGTCCTCCTACAGAACTACCACTTCCTGATGCTCCTGTGTTTTTAAATACCTGCTGACTATTTATATTTATATACTTTGACATATAATAATCTGGTTAATTGGTCGGAATTACACCGCTGGTTGAGTTATATCAAATTCAATAGGTTCTCCCAAAATTGGCACAAGACTTTCATCAAATAGTATAAACCAAAAAACAGGTGTATCTAACACTGCACATTGATAATCAACCCAATACTGAGTAGTGTCTTCAGGAGAAACAGGAATGCCATAATAGTCAGAGCAATCCTTTCTTGCCTTTTGAGCATCTGCTTCGGTTAAATATTTATATCCTAAAATTGTCATAATGTAATTGAATAATGGGTGCTCATATCGGTTTCAATTGATGATTTAAACCCGCTTTGTTGACTTGTTGGATATACTATACATTCAGACATTTTACCTAAAAACCATCTTGAAACAAAAGTTACATCACTTATGCCAAACTTTTTAGTAAGAGCCGATGCTGCAAAAGAAGATAAAATGTGGGGATTTAAAAAGTTGTTTGCCACAGTATGTAAGTTGCTGTTAAAGTACATATTGCTTCCGTTTGTAAAATCATAAGAATCTGTTCCCGCTGTACTTGGTGTTCTCCAATAATTTGGTTGAATAGAACGAATCCAAGGGCCAAACCCTTGACTTGAATGGTCAAAGGAAATGAGGGATTGAAGCTGATTGTATGTAACAACCTGAGCAACCGTAAAAATACTTTGTGCAGTAACATTTTGTAAAGGTGTTCCTGTAAAAGTATTCGATAGGTAATTTATTGTAGGTTTAGAATTTAAGGTTTCTAAGACCCCACTAAAAACAATTCTTGGCTGTGAACCTGCTGAAGATTGTACACTATTTTTTTCATTTCCACTTTGGTCATAGAATGTAGTGACAAACCCACTTGCACTTCCACAAAAACTTAGCAACGCAGCAGTATCTAAAATGCCTCCAACAAAACCTATATTTAGCTCCGCATTATCAGTTGACCT